TCTTTTGCACCATCTGCACGCCGCACGAACGAGGCTTCTTCGAGATGATATATCGAAGGAACCAAGCTTCTTGAAACTCAAGATGCTTTGCTGACACCACTGATGTGATGCCGGTTCAGCAGCTATGAGACGAGGACCTTTAAAGGTCTTCGGGACACAAATCAACCTACTAGCCAGTTCATGGTTAATAGGCCGATCTCCCGGAGAGCCGGCGGTTTTTCCGCACAACTCATAAGGGAAAAGTACCTGTAGCTTATCCGACCAATATGGAAACCGGGATTTCTCCCAATTCCTTAATCGTTCGGAAACAGCTCCGGGTCCATGTTTGAATCCGATACCTTGACCTTCAGAGTCCAAATCAACAGAGCGTTGATGAGGATCAAAGAAGTCAAAGGTACCGCATACGACATCAGCGACTTGCTGAAGTCGTGTGAGGAGACCTCGATCACTCTTCTTCTCTCCAGAATCGGAACTGTCGCAGCTACTTTCGTAGCTGAAGCAGAACTGTTTTGGATCGTAGGGAGGGCCATCAAGAGCTTGTACAAAGTGACAGCTCCTGAGACGATCATCGGGGTCCAGTTCATCATAATCCCAACAAAGCGTGGGGGTTCTGATGTTCCGTTCGACCACATGGTAGTTCTCCAAAACCGCTTGAGTGCGGTCATAAGAGCACTCCACTTCCAGCTTCTTCCCAAGACAGAAAATCTGTCGAAGAAAGAATATGCTGGTCGGGTCGGCATCCAGACGCAAACATGCATGCCTGTCAAACACACGTAGCCAGAGTCCTGAGAATAATCTCGGCACCCTAACTTCCTTAGAGACACACTTCGAGAGTGGTCCTTTGGACGTAAGACGACCGCACTCAAGACCCTCTAGCAATAGAGAGTCTAGGTGAGGCAGGTCAAGCATAAAACATGCTTGGCCTCTAGTTTGACAATAATGGGTGAGTCTCTCTAAATCGAGGTCCAAACCCACTATAGCAGGGTATGATGCTAGGACATCTTTACAGATGCCTCGCACGACATGGAGTAAGACACTTTCTTGGCTTTTCATATCACTCACCTTATGTTTGTGTGTGGTATTCCAAGTCGCAGAAAGATAAACGCCCCTTCGAGTTCCTTAACTCTCGAAGTTCATCAGTTTGGTGATGTTTGCGTTGG